TTCAAATGTGAAACCACAACCCATGGCTGTGAATTTCTCGTAATTGTACCATTTACCGTCTTTCTTGTTACCAACAAGGTAACAAGGAGAACGTATTTTATCAAGCAGCACAAACCAATCCCAAGGGAGTAGGTCCATGACTAATTGATATGAAATGGTATCAGAGGCAGATGAAAGATCAGCTGTAGCAGTCAAGCCGGTTATAGAAGCCTTCTGTACAACACGCTTATGCGTATATTGTGCAGTAGAGATGTCTATACCAGTCACTATTTTATAGCGACGCTTGATTTGCTGGCCCACGTTACGTGCTAACACAGCACAAAGCAACGGGGGTATCCCTAAGGGACGATCTTCAATGGCATCTTTCTCAGTTGACGAATAAAGGTCTCCGGGAACAATGACGAGTGGAAACTCATCAGAGTGTACTTGTGGGTCTTCGGAAAACGAAGATAACCAGCCCGGATTAGCAGTTAGTAAATCAACCGCTAGTTGTTTAGCCTTTATTGTCACCTCTAAAGGACCGTTCAGCTTAAAATATGCTGAAACGTTATTTTTAACACCATAGGTGCGTCCCCAACTAAAGTTGACTTGTGTGAGATCAATATCATTGACATCACCAAGAATGGAAGCCACTATACGTTTGGCCCTATGCATTATATCATTACGCACTGGGTCAGTATAGAACTCGCCACTACTGAAGTACTCATTAGTCTCACGACATTTGAGTTCTGCTGCGATAAATTTCTTTGCGCAGGCAGCTTCGGTATCAACGTCTACAGGCAAAGCACGATATTTCTTAATTAACGCAACAATTTGAGCATCACGGAAGTATTCCGTAGCTTGTTCATAATTGTGCGGTGTTAAGGTTTTACATATCGATAACACACAAAGCCAATCTTCCGATCGAACAGCAATTAAAATTGCTAACGAAAACGGTGATTGGACTTCACAACACAGCGTTGTGATTAATTTTGTGTGTGCCTGTTTAGACAAAACTTTAGTGTCAAGCCATTGCTTAGCAACTGCTTGACGGTGCTTACGAATACTATTAGACTTAGTCATGTTAATTACCTGTGATGGTTAGTAAGGAGCGTTACCATTGACGATCATGTCAAGGATAACATCATTACTTAGCATCTCTTTGGCA